CTTAAAACCATCAGATATACCAACTAATTCATTCTCTTCTTTATAAACAACAAGATCACCTTTTTGCATATACTCATTAGGAACTTGATATGCACCTTTTTTCTTACATGCTTTAGCTATACTTTTAGATATAGTTCCACCATATTCTTTTATAGCTTTCATAGCAGTTTTCTCATCTTTCCATTTAAGATTTATAGGTATTAAATCTGCACCAGTCATTTCTTTAATAACAGCATTTGAAAATTTACAACAATCCCATGTACCCCATGCAAAAGGCTTAAAACGATTTTTTGCAATAAAATTATCAAACAATATTTTCCAATCATTTTTTTTTGTGAGCATCTATCTACCTACTAATTCTTTATTACCAACACCGCCGCCGCCACCACCACCGCCTGTACCAGTACCTGTGTTAGAGGAAGCTCGTCCCCATATAATTTCTTTATCTTGTAAAGATGCAACTCTGTTAAAACAACTATCAGAGGAATCTATAAATTTTTGTGATTCTTTGGTGTACCTTAAATTAGATGGTCTTTCTAAATCTATTAATCTGTTTTCTGCATCTATAGTAATAGTTGAACCATTAGGGTCATCATTAATTGCCATAGACTGCATACGACCTTTGAATAAGGTCATTTTACCAACTACTGTATCTGTGCCACCTGATAGATAGCCTAGAAATACTGTTAAAAATCTATTTTGATAATTTTCAGTTAAAGCTAAGTTTAAAACTGTAGCATCCATTCCTGCTATAGCTACTGCTAAACCACTTGATTTAAGTTCTAATGTGTCCTCTATATTAGATACTGACAATAGACTGCCAACACCTAAATAGGTTGCACTATCAATAACTAAATCATAATCACCTGTCCATACTCTAATAGTTTCTGTGTCAAATTCAGCTTTGACTGCAAGAAATAATACTTGATGATCTGCTTCAAGGTAGCTTTGAATAGAACTATCTATACCACCTCTATTAGACATTTAAACTACCTCAATACACGAAAAAGACATTCCATAATTTGAAATATTATTAGCATCCCAGTCTATATCTTTTGTTGTTAATCTAAACATACCTTTTGGTGAAACAAATCTTACTAAATGATTTTCTGTTATAGCAGTTCTCAACTTAGGTTGTATTTTAACTCCATAAGTATCTTCACCGCTATTAACATTTAAAGTAGCATCTTCTGTAACCATGACATATTGCACAGGATTACTACCTGCTGTTGAGCTAGATGTTATCTGTAAATAGTCACCTTTTTTTATTGTGCCAGTCGCGCTGTTAGAGCTTGATGCTAGGTTTAACCCTGTTGCACCTTTTTGGTTTGAAAGTATCTTACAGCCTGTTACATCGGCTTCTGTAATAAGTGTAACAGCAGTTTCAGGTGCTACTGTTACTGTGTATGCATTTGCTTTAGCTGTTATCTTATGTGTGCCATTATTTTGCGGTTTTGTAGAACCAGTTACTATAATAAAATCGCCTACTAATATATTGGAAAATGGAGTTGTATTATTAGGTGCAGTGATTGTGTTATTAGCATTAAAATCTAATTCAATTGCACTTGTTTGATTAACTCTATTTTTTGCTTTAAGGTCATTAGTATCGTATGTACCTCTATTAGTTAAAGCATCAGGGTCTGAAAATTTAAACTGATTTACAGGACCATTGCACTCCAATAAAAAAGATTGCCAATTTACAGCAACATCTCTACGCATAGGCGGTAAATTAACAGATGCTTCCCAGTAAACACCATCAAACTCTTGTGTACTTATCGTACCTGTATATGGACTTGATACAGTACCTATAGTTCTAATTAACCTAAAATTACTTTGTATAAAATTAGGGGTATTCGGCATTGTTACTATTTTACCCACCTGCTAGACTCCTTTTAAATGTTCCACCACGCATTGCTGATTCTTGTACAGCAGCTTTTGTTACATTTGCTATTTGTGGCATCATTTGCATAACCTCTGCTCTCACAGTTGGTATAATCCCAGTAGCAAAGTTAATTGATTGATTAATAACAGTAGTTCCGCCACCACCCATAGCGTTTTTGCTATTCATGTTATTCATGATAGTGCCACCAGTGTTAGGTACAAATATTTCAGCACCACGTTCACCTACTAAAGTTGGTTGACCGCCTTGTACTGTTCCACCACTTGCGTTTGGTTTTATTTTTAAAGCATCTGCTCCGAACATATCCATTGTGTTAAGACCTAGACCCGGAAATATGTTATTTAGTATTTTATTAACAATAGCTAGTTGCATGAATATGGCAATTATCTGTTTGACTATATTTGCAGCAAAATCTTCAAAAGCATCTAATGCATCTGTACCTTCAGCCAAAGCATCAACAAAATCGTTGGTAAAAGCTAAACTTAATGACTGTATAGCTGCTCCTAATTCTCCTTCAAGTGTAACAGCAGTTTCTTCTGATTTTACTCTTAACTTATCTATAATTGCTGCTGCCTGATCTGCTGTTAATTCAAAAAATCCCAAAATCTCGGTCAATGAAAGTAACTTAGCTTCTAATTCAACCTTGGTCATTGCTAAAAGACTTTCTTTTAATGCATCAGAGCCATTAATTGCGTCATCAAGTGTATCAAATATAATTTTATCAATACCTTTAAGACCAGCAAAAGGTTCTATCTCCATGCTTTCTTTGCCTAGACGAATATATTCTGTTAATGCATCTCTAATCTGCTCATCAGTCATACCAATGAAATGTTCTATGTTTTTTGCTGCTATAACAAAGCCTTGGAAAAGACCATCATCTCCTAAAACTTTTTCTAATTCCGCAAGTGATGTTCCTAGTAAACTTTCCCTTCCTAGCTTATCAACAGCACCAAATATATTTTCAATATTAGGTATATCAAGTAATCCTGCCATGTTTTTTTCAAAGAAGTCTTTGTCAACTTTAAATAAATCAGTGTAAAATTTTGTTACATGTGCCTCTGATTGTCCTCTAGCTTGTTCTAATATATGAGCAAAGTAACCTGCTACGCTTTTAGATTCTTCAGGGGTATCAGGGTCATCAAAGAACTTTTGCACGTTAGAAGAAATAATTTCACCAGCTTCTTTATCGCTAAAACCACTTTTCTTTAATGCATTAATCATGTTCGTGTTTATAGCATCAGCTAGTTGAGAAGTTTGCGTACCAACAGTATTAATAAAATCACTCATACTGAAACCAAATGATTCTAGCCCTCTATTAGCATCTAAAGCGTTCATCATTTCATTTAATGCAATACCCATAGTTTGGGTAGGGCTAGTTTTAGCAAAGTCCTGATCAAAGAACATATCCCTTTCGTCCCCACTCATTTTTTGCTTGAATTGTTCTGCGTTAAGGTTCATTTCTTTTAATTGGTCAAAGATTGTGAATTTTCCTTTAGGAATAGATTTAATTGCATCAGATAACCTACCAACTGATTTGGAAACCTTATCAATAGTTTTTTCATTTTTCACCATGCCTGACTGCAGTTCAGCATCAAGTTCTGCTAGTGATTGAGTGGCATCTGTTCCTTCCGTGTCAGTTTCATCAAGCAATTTATTCATAGCTATTAAAGATGTACCTGCTAATGCTAAACCTCCAGCAACTTTAGCTATACCTATACCTGTAACACCTTGCAGCAATATAGCCGCTGCTGCTGTTCCTTGTATAACTTTTCTCAAACTATTAAAGAGACCTATTAATGTAGGTAGCGCTTTACTTAAAGAACCAATTATGGATGCTCCAAGCATAAATGCGAATGCCATTGTTACTAATTTAATGTTGTCTAATAATAATCTAAGTGTTACAGCAAGAACTTTTACTGCTACGCCTAAAACACTGCCGAAATCATGAGCCAAATTATTATTATCCATTAATAAGTCTTTCATTTCTAAAGATACATCAGCTAACGCATCTTTTAATCCACCTTCACCAATAGCTACCATAAATTCAGATGAAGCATCTTTCATATTTGATATAGCACCTGATAAAGTCTTGGCTCTTTGTTCTAATGCATCACCAAAACTTTCTCTACCAACGCTTCTTAGGAATTCTGTAATGGATTCACCGCTACGTTCAATCGTTTTGGTAGTACCATCAAATGTAACTTTTATTTTATCGCCTTCTAATTTTGCAATGACACCAAACTGTTTGAGCATCTCCATCTCACCAGTGGTCGCATTAAATACTGCTTGTGCGAGTTGATCAATACTTCTACCCATACCTGCGGCAAGATTACCAAAGTCTTGTAATACTGCGCTAGTGGGTATAATTCCAGCTTGTTTAAGTCTAATAAACGCATTTGCCACTTCATCAATTTGGAAAGTTGTTGTAGCTGTAAATGCTCTAATTAATTTAAATGATGTTGCGGCACTTTCTGCTGAGCCTGTAACTGCTCTTAATGTAGCTTCAAGGTCTTCAAAGGTTCTTATAGTATTGACTGTTTCTGCTGCAAGTCTAGAAATACCAATAGTAGCTACAATCGCACCAAAACCTTTAAGTGCATTTTGTGCTACTTTAGTTTTTTTACCTGTTTGATCTAATTTTTTGTTTACGCCATCAAGACCTTTTCTAAGTTTTTTTGTTTCTGCGCGTATTTCAACTACAAGTTGGTCAACAGTTTTACTCATCAGGATATAACTCCTGTAGCTCTTTTAGCCTATCACTAGTCATTGGTGTTTCTTCTTCTTTACCACCGCTATTAAATTCTATAAAACCATCAATAGCCATATAGATTTCTTGGGGACTGGTATTCCAAAATGTTTTAGGTGTCATGCCCATCATGCCAACACAAATAGAAAAATATCGTTGTATTGGTAGGGAATCACTGGTTAGTCCGACTTTTTTTGCTTTCCCTGTTCTGTTGTTTCCTCTGAATCATCAGTTAGAGTTTTTGTTAGTAAAATTGCAACTGCTGCTGTTGCTTTTACTATGCCTGCTTTTTGTACAATTTTAATTACGTCAGAGTTTTGTACATCATTACCACCACCTCTCAATGCTGGGGTCAGTACATTTATAACATGCGACATTCTTATATCGCCTTCACTCATTTTTTGCGCTAATTTTATAATACCGCAATCACAAGCATCTTCTATTTGCATTATAGAATCAATTGTAAGTCTTGATTTATAATTTTTACCAGCTAGTTCTAATTCAGTTTCACCCTTTAGTGGATTTGCCATCTGACTTTTTCTCCTTTGGTTTACTTGCGTTTGCAAGATTTATTTTTAAAACATCATCTCTGTAATCAATAGTTGATGATAATACTTTCATTTCTTTACCATCAACATTAATTGTTTCACCTACCTCAATTAAATTATTAATAATTAATTGATTTTTGTAGATTGAGCCATCTATTACTTCATCGCCTACTTTGATTTTAACTTGTGTAATCATTATGCAAACGTAACGTAACCTGCTGACTCAAAAGACATTGAGTAAGTAGCTTCACCATTATATTCACCTGCATATTCCAAAGAAGTAATTTGGAAAAGACCAGTGTAAGTACCCAAATCAGGTATCGCAAACTGGAATGACTTAAAAACTGCTGTTTGTGCAGATGAGCCATTTGAAGTGTTTTGTTGTGCCTGATATGCAGTGCGAACTGCAACTTCAGAAGT